AAACTTCCATGAGAAAAGATTTAATATATGTAAGATGCCTCGTCAGACAGGTAAGTCTACTACATGTATTTCATATCTGTTGCATTATCTACTTTTTAATGATAGTGTAAATATTGGTATTCTTGCTAACAAGGCAGCAACTGCACGGGAACTATTAGGTCGTTTACAGACGGCATATGAGAATGTTCCTAAATGGATGCAACAAGGTGTCTTGTCATGGAATAGAGGTTCATTGGAGTTAGAGAATGGTTCCAAAATCTTGGCTGCTTCGACTAGTGCCTCAGCTGTTCGAGGAATGTCATTCAATATCTTGTTTCTGGATGAGTTTGCATTCGTCCCAAATCATATTGCTGATTCGTTTTTTGCCTCTGTTTATCCTACTATTACTTCTGGTAAAAGTACGAAAGTAATAATGGTTTCTACCCCTCACGGGATGAACCATTTTTATAGGTATTGGCACGACGCAGAAAGAGGAAAGAATGAATATACACCAACTGATGTACATTGGTCAGAAGTTCCAGGTAGAGATGATAAGTGGAGACAACAAACTATTGCTAACACTTCAGAGCAACAGTTTAAGGTTGAGTTTGAATGTGAGTTCCTAGGATCTGTTGATACTCTTATTGCACCTAGTAAATTAAGAACCTTTGTATATGAAAACCCAATGACATCAAATGCAGGACTTGATGTATATGAGGAACCAGAAAAGGGTCATGATTATGTTTGTACAGTAGACGTTGCAAGAGGAGTAGAGAAAGATTATTCTGCTTTTGTTATTGTAGATATTACATCCTTTCCACATAAGGTAGTAGCAAAGTATAGGAACAATGATATTAAACCGATGTTATTTCCAAGTATCATATATGAAATAGCAACGAAGTATAATCAAGCATTTATCTTATGTGAAGTAAATGATGTTGGAGATCAAGTAGCAGCAATTATAAATTACGATTTGGAATATGAAAATCTTTTAATGTGTTCTATGAGAGGTAGAGCAGGTCAGGTTGTAGGTCAGGGATTCTCTGGTAAGAAAACACAACTTGGAGTTAAGATGTCCAAGACTGTGAAGAAGGTTGGTTCTCTTAACTTAAAGACTGTCATTGAATCTGATAAATTATTATTCAAAGATTATGAAATATTAAGTGAGTTAACGACATTTATTCAAAAGAATAATTCATTTGAGGCAGAAGATGGATGTAATGATGACCTTGCAATGTGCCTTGTCATATATGCATGGTTAGTTGCACAGGATTATTTTAAAGAACTTACTGATCAAGATGTAAGAAAAAGATTGTATGAAGAACAGAAGAATCAAATAGAGCAGGATATGGCTCCTTTTGGTTTTGTTATTGATGGGATGGATGAAGAAAGTTTTGTTGATGCAGAAGGTGATAGGTGGCATACAGACGAGTATGGAGACAAGGGTGGAGGTATGAACTATATGTGGGACTATATGTAAACATCCAAAATAATAAATATTTTCAGAAATACTGAGTATCGGAGTCTAAAGCATGGCGACACCTCAATTATCTCCTGGTGTATTAACGAGAGAGGTTGACCTTACCGTAGGAAGAGCTGAGAATGTACTGGATAACATCGGTGCGATTGCTGGTCCAATGAGGATCGGCCCCGTCGATGAACCAATTGATATTGCTACAGAAGAGGATTTAATCAATGTATTCGGCAAACCGTTAGGAACGGATGCCCAATACGAATACTGGATGACAGCAGCGTCTTACCTTACTTACGGGGGAGTCTTAAAAGTTTGCCGTACTGACGGAACGAACTTAAACAACGCAAACGCAGGTGTTGGAATAGCATCTACGTCTGCTGGTAACTTAAAAATAAAGAATTACGATGATTACCAGAACAACTGGAATACATCGACAGAATTTACCTATGGTGCAAAGAACCCAGGTTCTTGGGCAAATGGTTTAAAAGTCTGCTTCATTGACGACTTGGCAGACCAGACTTTAGGTATCACAACTACAAGTCCTGGAGATTACGGTGCTATCGTTGGATATGCTGTAACTGCTGCACTATCGGATGTGGTCATACCTGGTGCTGGTAGTACTGCTGGATTTAGCGGATACTTGAAAGGAATTATAACTGGTGTATCAACGGATGCTACGAACAGTCTTTCTACAGTTGACGTAAAAATTGTATCTAGAGTTTCTAGTGCAGGTACTGAAACTAAAATTGATTATAAGCAGTATACTCAATACGCTTCATTCGATACTTCCGATAACATCTGGTTTGTAAACAACTCTGGTATTAATACTGGTGCTCCAAACGCAGTGAATACTGCAATAACCTTCTCACCAACAGTTGCAGAAGATTGGTATGATAATCAGGTTCTAGGATTAGAGAATTCAGTAGTTTACTGGAAGTCTCTTGCTCCAAGACCACAATCTAACAATTATGTAACCAAGAGAAAGGGTAAGAACGACGGAATGCACATTGCCGTTGTTGATGACTTTGGTACTATCAGTGGAGTTCAGGGTGCTATCCTTGAGAAGCATATCAGTCTTTCCAAGGCAGAAGATGCTATCTCTGCAGTAAATTCTCCACAGAAGATATACTACAAACAGTATCTTGCAGATTATTCAGACAATATCTATGCTGGATATAACGTATCTGCTGCTTCTGATACTTATTGGAATACTGAACCAATTGCATCTGGTTTCGGAACTGCTTGCACACCTTATACAACTGCTCAAGGTTTATGGGGTCAGAAGGCACAAGACACAACATTCTCACTCATAGGAAACAAAACCTATAGTTTCGGTGGTGGTGTTGACTACGGTGCTGGAATTCCTGAAGTCGGACAGAATGGTGGTATGACTGCTACTCTTGGTGATCTTAAGACTTCATATAATAAATTTGCCA